CCAAAACTCAGTACATGCTCTACCTGCTTCAGCCATACTAACATTTTTATAAGTGTAATCTAAACCATATAAACAAAGTTCTTTTGCCCCGGACCAAATAGCGTATGCTATTGCATAAGGTACAGTGTTGTTAAAATAACAAATATTTAACTCTTTAACAACTTGTTCTAAAGGATACGGTTGTAAATGTTTAACCCTGTCATCCATTTCACAAGTAATAATAGGTTTAGTATTTGTTTTTAAAAAATGTCTAGCAATTCCTGTCTGTGATCCGGCATCCTCTGTATCTAAAAACCTAGAAACAGGGTCCATCATAATAGTTTTATCTACATGAATTATACCACCAACGCAGTTTATACCCCATACTTCATCAAACTTTTCTGAACGTATCCGAGCTGCTATATAATCAGAATAACTTCCGCCCAAACCTACAATAGCAATTTTCATGTTCGCGGCCTCGTAGGAAGCCCTTTACGATATGCGTCAGAGTTCTCTCTTGCTTCTCCATAATCTTTTAAACGCTCTAAAGATTGTAAAAAACGATCTTGATATGATTTCATTATATCCGGCTCCCCCTTCATATAAATATAGGCTTCAATCAAACTACCATATAACATAGCATTAGGCGCATTTTCGCTTAACCATGTTGTTCCATTCTCACCAGCAGCCGTTAAACTATTTGGTCGGTAAAAATAATGCAATTCCGCAGTGTAAACCGCCGCAGGTGTTGGAGCTAAAATAAAATTATTTATGTCAAAATAAGCGTAATATCTTGGTACACCTGTAGCAGATGTTGGATTAAAAGATTGTACAAAATTAACGTCTTTTTCTAATAAAAACTCTTTGGTTGTTCCATTTAACACAGATAAGCTAAAAGAAGCTAGGTAGTCACTAGGAACTTGTAAATATGGATCAGTGCCCGTTCCAGAAGTTACCCCCGTAACGTTTTTTCTAAAATATTGTAAATCTATAGAATTTAATATTGTTTGTTCAGCACTTTCTATAAAATCAGGTATGCTTGCTACAAACGTTGTTTCTGCATTATCTGCATAATTTTGTATTGCAGACTTTAATTGGGCATATGTATAACTCATGTTGTTTCCACCGTTACAGTTCCTACCGATCCGGTAGCTATTAAAGTATTTGGGGTTAAATCAAAATTATATCTTTGTCCTACAGGATTCCAACCCCAATTGACGCTTCGTTCTTCTTCAACGTTTTGCGGAGGCCGTGCATTTTTCAAAGCTTGTGCATCAGATACTTTAGGAAAAGGACCTAATTGAGGTTGTTTTGGTTCGTATTCATCTTTTCCTACTAAAAAACCAGTCCACTCTCTTCGCATATCTTGATACTTGTATCTAAAACCAGATCTATCTGAAATAGCATACGCATTTTTTCCTGTTGCAAATTTTGACATTAATTAGACCTAAAATAATTATATTGTGGGACAACGTTAAACGAAGCTCTGTCTCTATCTTCTGTAGCCGCTCTTTCAAACTCCTCTTCATATAAAGCTTTTAATATTTGAACCCTGTCAGGCGCTTTTTTCATAGCAATGTAATAAGCTAGACCTGCCGCTAAACAAGGATAAAACCTAAACGGCATTGCTAATGTGTTTGTGTAGGCATCCGCATCATCCATTCTAGTAAGAGCGTTATAATAAACAACATCGGTAGAATTATCAGGAAGAGGCCAAAGATTTAAAACAGGAGTTATTTGCCTGTCTAAAAAAAACTGGTTTACACGGCTTTCTGACGATTTGTCTGGAATTGAAATAAACCCATCCCTACTCATTCTATCTAAAGAATAATCTGTTCCATCTCTTCTAACCACTACAGATAAAATATCTATAACATCTGTACCCAAAGGATAATCACCGTCAGCTTTAGTTACGGTAAAGTTTCTTTGCTTTATAGTCCATTGGTTTAAACCCCTGTTTGCCCACTCTGCAAGCAACAAATTAAGAGATCTTCGGGCAGTTTTTAAATCATATCCTGTTCGGACTTCTAACCCACATCTTTCAAAAGCCTCTTCAATATATTCTGAAACGTCTAGTTCAAAATCGGTACTTCCTGAAACTGCCATATTTACCCCAATAATTTTGCTGCAAAGGGCGCTACTATAATTAAAACAGCTAATCCCCAGACTTTAGCGTCCATTAATTTAAGAGTGTTCTTTTGATCGCTTAATTCTTTTTCAATATTTCTATATCGAAGTAAACACTCTGCTTCATGCTTTTCCAGTTCTCTTAAAACCTCTATTGCCTTCATAATGTCACCACGCCTTACAAGACCAATATCTTGCAGAAAATTTATCTTTTGCAGTTGCACAATTGTGCCTTGCCCGAAAGTTTTTTCTTCTAGATGGCTGATCTTTTTTTATAGACATGTTTGGATCACCAAACCTAACTAATTTTATTTGGGAACCTTTTTTAGCTAACACAGCGCTTTTTTTGCTTTTATTAGGTGTGCGTTTTGGTTTGTTGTAACCAGCAAACGACTCTCCCCGATAAACTATTCTTCCCGAAGGAGTTCGTTTTACGTTTTGAGTAGTAGCCATTTAACACCCCTAATTAAAAAACACAGTCAAAGAGGACATAGTTTCTGAACTATATGTCACATATGCACCGTTCTTACACAAAAGACCTTCGTCAGGAATATCGGGATATTCGGTAGTGTTTGCATTACTAACAGTATTAAATTGCATCCGAACAGTACCTGTTTCAGAAGTTTCTCTAAAACTTATCTTACCGCCAGTAGCTGTGTTAACAGCATATAAACCTCTTAGCCTACATCTTCCCGCAAATACGGTAGCTTTTACCGCAGTTCCCGAACCAGCTTCAACATTACCCGCAGGATTTCCTACTGCCGCAATTGCGGTAACTGTAGCAAAAGTGCTTGATCCTGTTGCTATGTCCGCGTTTGCTCCTGTAATACTTTCTGTTTGAGCGGTCCCGTCTACGTCTGTTCCAGTAACAGTAAAAGATATTCCGCTATCATTTCCAGCAGAAGTAATTGTTACATTTCGTGGTTCATCAAAAGTAACGGCTCCTCCGCTTGCTAAAGCTCCGCCTATAACCAAACTAGCGTTGTTTCCAACCGCGGCGCTTACTGAAATTCCATTAGGATCGGCTACCGCTGCCTCAATTAAGGTGGCTTGTACGTCTGAACCTGCCATAATATTCTCCTTTGCAAAAGCGGTAGGGGTCTCCCCCTACCTTAATTATTAACTTGCTACGTCGTAACCAGTAATTGTAATCAGTAAACGTCCCGCAGTATAATCTGCGTCTGTTGTTGCACCCGCAGTTAAATACAAGTATTGATCTGCCGCAATGTCGCCACCAGCAACTAAACTACCCGCCGCTAAATCACCTGAGTTGATAATCAAAGTCTCAGTTAAATCAGAAATAGGCGTATCTTCAACACCTGTAGCTTCTGTAGCAGAATGTAGATTAATGTCTGGATCTCCACCAGCAGGTGTTTCAAGACACAACATAGTGACACCAAAAACTGTACCTGAGTTAGCAGTAGTAACCTGCCCAATGTAAGCAACACCATCACCATCTTTACCAATAATATCTCCCGCTGCTGTTGAACGCAGTCCAGTAAGATCCAATAGTATGGTTGTTTTAACAATGTTTACATTAGTCGTAGTGTCACTTTTAAATCTTTCTACTTGAGTGACATAAACAGCCGCAGTTCCTTCTATTCCTGCCGCTGTTGCAGCTTCAACAGCCATTTTATTACCACTAGTAATTGTAATAGCACCTGTTGTTGCATTTTTTGTTACGGTTTCAAAACCGTTTTCCGAACGGACTGGGCCGTTAAATGTTGTATTAGCCATGTTAATCTCCTTGTCTTGGCAAATGTCAGCCGCATTATGCGGCTGTCAAGGTGGTTATAGAGTACACTACCCTTTTAAAAAAAGAAAGAGCGCAATCTTTAATTTATTTTTTTGCTTCTTCAGACAAAATTAAACCAAGTACGGCGCAACCTAGTCCAATAAACAAAGCTTCGCCACCTAATCCAAAAATGCTACCTAAAGCAACTATTCCAAGCCCTATTGCACCCCATGAGGATGGTTCAGACAATCTTTTCATAATCCACTTCATTTTTTCATTTTTCCTTTCTTTTTAACTGCTCCACCATATTTCATCTTCGTAGGTTTTTTAGCCGTTTTTGCAGCCTGTTTAAATTGTGATGCTGTAGGAGCCCCCTTTGTACCGGGTTTTCTCATTTTTTCACCCGATCCTGCGGCGATGCGCTTCTTTTTTGCGTGTATATTTGCATATAATCCCGGTTTTGCCATTTATTTTGTTCCTTTATAAATTATTTTAAATAAAAAAAAGGCGACAAAAGCCGCCTTTTCTATTTTCACTAAAAGAGCAATTAAGCTCCCGGAGTTCCGAAGACTCCACGCCAATCTGAGACACCGAAGCTGTAACGCTCACGAGCCTTAAACCGCATGTTGCCTGTATCAAAATCACCTTCCATGGCAGTTTTGATTGCAGAACGATTGAAGTATTTAAAACCGTTCGGAGCGTCAGTTTTGATAAAATACGCATCATTATCGGTAAGGAAGTGGTTAACCGCCGCACCTTCTGGGAGCATTCCCATATTTTTCATTGCGTTATTATCGTTGTCCGCTGTTCCCGGTCGTAGGTTAGAGTTCATAACCCTTTCTGCAATAAATTGCAGTTCTTTAGGGATAATCAATTTCATACCACGAACCGCAATCTTTAGACCACGCTCGTCAGTCAAACCTGCAATGTCAATTAGCATTTGCTCAAGAGAAGTCTCGTTGAGATCTGCCGCAGTAGCAAGAAGGTTTGTTTGGTTGCCTGATAACGACGGATGTGCCGCTGAACAGAGTGCAACACCATCACCAATAGCACTAGCTCCACCAGTAAACGCATTGTTTAGTACGGTAGCAGCTTTAATTTGCTTGGTTGTAGCCATGGAACGAGCCAAAGCCTTGGTGTAACGTGATGCCAGACGGTCATACAAGTTATCTTCAATAGCTTCCTCAGTAATTGAGAATGCTAAAGCAATCGTATCATGTGTGTAACGTGCAGTATATGTTTCCTGCGCGTCATCAAATGATATGGCTCCGCCTTCACTCTTAGTAGGTGCAGCAGCAAAACCACCGAGCATCACTTCTTCTTCAAAAGCTCTGTCTGAACTTTCTTCATCAAAGATTTCGGAATGCTCGTTTTCGTAACGATTGTATTCTAACCCAAATAACGCATTCAGGCCCGGTTCTAGCTCTTTCGCTAGTTGTGCGCGAGATATAGCCATGTTTTAAGCTCCTTATACGCCAGTTGTAGAAACAGTAGCCGCTGCAATAGAGCCAGTAGGCGCATTGAAGTGGTTGTTTATACGAACGATTAATGGGATACCAGCAGCGGTAAAGTCAGAATTAGCAGGATCATCTTGAATCCCCATAATTCTTAACGCTAACGTGTTGGTGGTTGCAATTGTATTAAGATCCGCTGTTGCAGAAGATAGACCAGTAGATGTTGATCCACTGTTACCGTTTGCAAAAGCTATGTTAGCAAAAACCGCTGCGCGAATTTCTGCTTCTGTGTTCGCCGCTGCTACAACGTTGGATGTAGCAATTTGGAACAATTGATTTGGATCGTCGTACAAAAAGGCTTTGACGGGATGATTACTATCCGCGCCAGAACCGGGCCAATAATTAGACCATATCGTAGCACCAGTAGTTGAGGATACATATTCACATCCGCCAAACACACCCGCAATACTAACGTTACCACCCGCCGCAGCTTGTAGATCGTCAATAACACCAGCTGCTAACGGAATAACCGCCATGCCGTGGTAAATTGGGTTGCTATTGTCGTATGCAATACGATATTCTGTTGTACCAGTAGAGTTGGCTGAAGAGCCTTGTCTAGATATAGGTCGGAGGCCATAAGATGAGTCTGTATTTGCCATTTATTTATCTCCAGTAGTGTTTTATCAGTGGATTAATTTTTTCTAGGTCCACCGAAGGTTACTCTTTGCTGACGTTCAGGTTTACTAATCGTCATGGTTGAATGTGCATTCTCACGCATCATATCATGGTCTACCGCAGATATTTGGTCATTATTTCTTTGAGTATAATAAGCCGTTCTTTCTGCAACAGTTTCCACAGGTATTCTCGCAAGAATTAAACCGCCTAAACCAAACACACCTGAATATTTACCTGATTCTATTACCGGGCTTTCAAAATCGGGATACTCGTCTTTTCTAACAAGTTCCCAGCCCTCGCGCAATTTAGCGCTAATGTTTTTAGTATCATCAAATCCTCGCGTTTCCGCTCTTATCCAACGATGCTTAAACCCATCTGGTGCAGGGGGTGAGTCCAATACGGACGGAGGAGCCCACGGCTTACGCACAGCCGTCTTCTCTCTAGTGTTGTTTGCGCGAGGAGCGCGATCAATTGTGCCTTCCAACTTTTTATTGTTTTCTTCCACTTTCATTACTCCTTAACGTATTTTGCGTATTCTTCTATTGGCACACCCAATTTTTTTGCTATTGCAACTTGGCTAGGGGTGAGTCTAACCTTTTTCCCACTACTGCGCCCAGAATTAGTCCTAGAGGCAGAAGCAACGTTCTGGACGACACGCGGCTTCTTGCTTGCAGAAAACTTGTGCGGAAAACTGTCCGCAACCTGTCTGTCAAGTTCAGTATAGTACTCATCGCTCGTCGGGTCAAACCCTTCTTCTTCGACAAGTTTTTTATGTATTCCAAAAGCCGCATATGTCATAGCTTCATCTTGACCAAACCATTCGTTTTTTTGAGCCCAAGACTCCGCCTTTGGATCTGGCCTACGGGGCTGTTGTTGCGGCATGGGTTGTTGAATTGCAGTTTGATTTTGCGCTTCTGATTGTTGCTTGTAACGCTCTTGCTGCACTTTTGCTTGTTCCGCACGATCATTCTCTATTGCTAAAGAAGTCATAGTACGTTGAATCTTTACAGCTTCTGCGGTGTCTCCAAGCTCCATTGCACGAGCTAAATCTTTTTCAGCTTGTTCCATTTGACTTGTTACACGCGTTGAATACTCATTCACATAACTAGAGTCTAAACTATCCATTCGTTCTTTAAGTTTTTGTGACTCTGAGGTAACATTTTTTGCATAACTAACCGCTTCGTTTTCGCGTCGCTCTGCTTCTCTTAATTTTTTAGTCAAACGGTCAATTCTTTTTTGAGTAGCCGTATTACTCTTGTCAAATTGATCCGAAGACGCTTCTTGTTCAGGACTTTCAACCGTTTCTTCTACAGATACCTCTGTATCTTCGTCACTATCTAATTCCAGTTCTATTTGATCTGCTTGTTCAGCCATAACAATATCCTTTTAAAAATGTAAAATATCTTCGGGGTCTGCTATCTTAGCTAAAACCTCGTCGTCATTTAAAATACGAACCTCGCCGCCATCAATTTGAAAACGAGATCCAGCATAACGTGCAAACATTACCCAATCTTTCTCCGCGCACCATGCGCCTGTTGGAAATTTTTCAGGATCTTTGTAAGCTAAATTGCCTACTTTAAGCACATACCCCACTTGCGTGGATACTTTTTGTTGATCTACTACAGAGTCCGGCAATAAAATGCCTCCTTCTGTTTTTCCCTGACCTTTGTACGGCAATATTAAAATTCGCCATCCTGTCGGAGAAGGTAGTCTATCTAAAAGGGTTTTTCCTATTGCTTCTGGATTTAAGCTAGGTTTTTCTTGGTAAGCTTCGGCTAGGTTCTTAACACCTTGTTCTGCCGCAGCTATTAAGTCACTCTTATTTGGTTCACTCACTTGAACGCTCCTGTTTATCTAGCAGGCTTTTTAATTCCTGTTCCACATGATCTAGGGACTGTAACATCCCCATAAGCTCACGATAATGCTCCATGCCCTTTACTTGATTGTGTATCAAAGAGCTATAAATTACTTCGCGTCTCTCCCTAATTATACGAAACGTAGCTTCCGAAAAAAATATCTCATCCATTCGCATACTCCCGTATAGATTACTATTAACTCTTAGCATATCTTATACGAGAAAGACCAGAAGTTTTTTTATTAATCCATCATTTCTAAGGAAGCTTCCTTTGTTTCTTTGTTTCTACGAGTCCATCCCCTACCAAAAGTATCAAAAGTGTTTAAGCTTTCATAAAACATTTGACGTTGATGATGTATTTCTTCTATTAAATTTTCTGGACCATGATTTGACACTAACGACAATGTGGCTGGACCAATCGCACCGTCTGCGGTTGCTCCTACAATCTTTTGTAAAGCTTTAGCCGCTCTACCTGTTCCAGAATTTACCGCCCAATCAAAGATTGAAAAATCTACCCCAGAGTCTAAAGAGTTGCATTTACATCGATCCCAGTAATTACGCTTGTAAATTAAAGCGACATCTTCTTTTGTAAGGTCACGCATTTCTTGCTCAGATACTTCACGCTCAACCCAATCTTCGTATACTTTCTTAGTAACACCTAGATTAGTAATACCTCCCGGATCTTCAGGATGATTTACAAAACCCCCCTCGTGTTCTAACAACATTTCTAAACAATGATCGTAATTTTTGTTCATTTACACTTTCCTTGCCTTATCTATTGCTCTTGAACCAAACCAAAACGCTAGAATAGCTGCAAAAATTCCCTTGGTTTCTTCATCCCACAAAACTTGTATGGCCTCTGAAAAATTAGTTCCAGTTCTTAAAGCTTCCATAAGTAATGTTATTTCAATAGTCGCAAACAAAAGGAAAAATGCGTATGTAATGACAGGGCGCACAGATTTTTGTAATCCTGATATAAACCCCACACCTTTATTAATTGATATATCATGCTGGATAAGTCGATCATGTTCTTTATCGGCTCCCATTGTTTCATACATTCTAAGATCTTGATCGTAGCCAGAAGCTCTTAGCTCTGCCATAGCTTTCATCTTGTCTAGTTCATGCTTGTTGTCTTGCTTCCTAGCAAATGAATCCGTAATTGCGGGAACGGCTGAACTAGCAA